AAATTGACCTGTTGTTGGGTCTGTGTAAGCACAACCAAGGAATACACCAATAGGTGTTAAAGATGTTGTACCAGTATCTTTTTGGATAGTGGTATTAGGGTTATCATCACCCCACTTTACAAAATCTCCAAAGAATATGTCTGTGCCATATGCATTTTTAATTTTGTAATGTGTTACTTTTCCTTGATAAGGACTTCCAACTACAGTACCAACTGGTCTTGCTCCATGTGGAGCTGCACTTGATGCCATAATTTTCTCCTAAAAAAAAATTAAATTAATCTAACAAGAAACTATGAATCTTTACCAAATGTTGTTCTTGATTTTCTTTCAAATACTTGTTTGGTAGCCATTCTTGAATCTTGATCCTTAAAATAAGTGTTATCTACAGATTCCATTTGAGACTGTGCTAAATTAGCAAAATATTCGTCTCTAGCTTTCGCTTTTTCTAATGGCATCTTACATAACAGTTGTCCACCAATCTCAACATTACCTTTCTTTGACCACTCAGAATTATGGTCCATCATATGAATTTGTAGTTCTGGATGATCCTCTAATCTACAAGGTTGCCATCCTTCTCTAAGTTTTCTTGATACATTAGGATTATCAGCATTACCTAAAAGGCTAGTTCTGATATACCTAAATACCCATCCATCTTGTGGTGTAGGGTTTGGTAAGTTTGATGGATTTTCCCAACTTTGAATACGCTGGGAAGCCTCTCGGCTCTCTATCTCCCTAGGGGTACGCTCTGCTGATTCTTCTTCAGCATTAATATTATCTTGATTATCAGGTAAATCTGACATCTTAGTTCTCCTTTAAAAGTTGATTTGCATACTGCTCAGGCGTTATATTTAGTCGCTTTGCGAGGGCGACTTGGCTCTGTGTCAGATGAATTTTGCGAGGGGTTTTACTGCTATTCCTCGTAGCAGGTGCGACAGGATTAATTACCTGCCTTCTTGGTGTTTGTACAACTTGTTCTGCTTCCGCAGACTCTTGTTGTGGTACACCAAAGAAACTTGGAAATTGTTCTCTCATTCTTGCGTCAACCTCAGAATAATACTGCTGAGAGTTCTTTTCAGGGTCTACGCCATTTGCTTGTAATGATTGATCTACATACATAGCATATGATGTCATTTCTTTATGTATTGGCTCACTACCCATAAACCAAGGGTTTTTCTTAGACCAATTATCCATATCTGGATCAACTTGTTTTTGAGGTTCTTGTACCTCTGATTGTACATGTTGAGATGCAACTTGATTTTGTAGTTGTTGTGCATAACTACCTGCCTGCTGTTCAGCTAAAGTAGCTTGTGCCAATTTAGCTTGTGCTGCAGCCATAACATCTGCATTACCTTCTTCATATGCTTTTTTAAATTCTTCTTGTGCATTGTATCTTGCCCACTGAGCATTATTAAGTGCCTGTTGGTTTAATACATCTCCACCTTGACTAACTATACTTTGTAGCTTCTGATTTTCAGACATCAAGGTTTTTAAAACTTTTGTAGCTTCTTTTGATTCTCTTAAAGCCTGTTCTTTTGCTCTACGCTCCTCGTGATACTCATATTTTATTTTATTAATCCTATCACCAGCAGCTTTACTGTAGTCTGCTATCTCTTTATCTAAAGTATCATCATCTACAGTTTGTTCTGTAGTCTCAACTTTAGGTGCTCTCCTATCTTCTTCAGGTCTTTCATCTATTACTTCTACCTCAATATCTTTTGGAGTTTCAGTATTGATTTCACTTGCAACACCAAAAAATTTATCTTCTGATGTTTGTTCTGATACAGGTTCTGCGTTTGTATCTATGACTTGTTCTATGCTCTCACTCATGCTCTAACTACTCCTGTTGGATCATCTACTACTGCTTCTACAGTATCGTCATTAATTAAACGAAACTCTTTACCATACATTTTCATACGAGTACCTGAATAAGCTCTAAATATTACCCAGTCACCTTCTTTGCACCAAGGTCCAGTTGGAAATCTTTTTTTATCAACATAAGCTTCTGTGCCTAGCTTTAAAACATAACCACAAATATTAGATGTTTCTTCATCAACTCTAGTTTGACTAGCTTTAATAATTCCACCATCTGTAGTTTCTTTAGCTTCAGGCATTGCTATAAGTATTTTCCAACCTTTAGGTACGGGTAATTGGCTCTTTACCTTTTCACTAGGCTCAGGCTTTTTTACACTTTCTGGTTTTGGGATATTTTTTTCTTTTTTCTTATCCATATTTTGCACGACATAAGGTGTCGAGTTCCTATTCTTTTAAGTGTCGTTCCTTCCAATCCAGAACTTCACGCTCTGCAAGAGCTAAACCTTCTATAACTCCTGTCATTCTTCTATACTCAGGAAAGTCTTTACAACTCCCTGTTGAGATATGATCAGAACATTCATTCATTATCTCTCTTAACTTCTTAGTTAAGTAAGTTGATAGTGATTGCTCATTTATATCATTACTCATTCAATTTGCTATCATTAACTAAATTTTTACCAATGTCAATACCTTTTTGATAATCATCTAATACTTTATTTTCTTCTCTTTCTTCTCTATCTAGCAAATCGCTAGCAATCTGCTGTCCCATTTTTAAACCACCAGCTTCTTGTTGAGCTTTAATTCTTTCTTCTTCTAAATTTTTATTAGCTACAGCTTTAGCTGCATCTATTGCTAACTTGCTTTCATCAATCCTTAACTTACCATCAACTTGTTTTTCTTTAATTTCAAGTTCTTTTTGTTTAGCAAGTATTAATGGGTCTTGTGCTTGTTCTTGTATTCTAGCTTGTTCTGCTTGTGCAGCATTTGTAGTAGCCACTCTTTGTGCAGCTTCAGCTACAAGAGAAGATATTCTTTTCTCAACATCTGCTGGTAAAGGCTCACCTACTGGTGGCAACTCTACACCCATCTCTCTTTCAACTTGATCTCTAAACTGTAATGAAAGATGTTGCATTATATAATCTGATCCAGCACTTTGAATAACTTGTGCATTTGGACTTTGCTGTACTTTTGCCTGAATATTTGGGTCTTGTTGTGCAGATACTAATGTTTGTATATGTGCTTCGTGATCTTGGAAATCATAAGCTTGTACAGGTTTATTATTAAGAATATTCTGTACTGCAGTAACTGGATCAACTGGTTTTACATCTTCTTGTGGTGGTACTATCTGATCTGCATCTTTAATACCTAATACCTCAAGCATTTGTCTATGTAACTGACCTAAATCATATAATTGTGGTGCTTGTTGTGCTAACTGCATTGCAGCTTGATACTGCATAATTCTTTGAGCCATAGTAGCTGCATTAGGGTCTGATACTGGCAATACATCTACTCTAGCATCAAAATCTTGTATTGCTATCTGCTGTCCTTCTTCTACTTGATATGGATAAGTTGGATTAGTAAAATCTTTAATAACACCTACAAGTATCTCAAATTCTCTTTTCATAGAAGCATGAAGCCTAGCTTGTACAGCAGACATAACTTTCATATTCCTTTCTAATAGTGCTAGCGTTGTGCCAACAGGTGCTTGATTATTCATGTCAGATATTTTCATATCCGATATACTGGCAAATCTTTTACCTTCTTCTACTATATTTCCTAATAATTGAAATAGAGTTCCTGAAGGTTCTTTATATGGCAAGAATGTAATATTGTCTCTAATAGCACCACCTGGCACATCTACATCTCTAAACTCACCAGGCATAATAGGACTATCATCACCTTTAATACGCAGTCCTCTAGCCTTTAAACCACCTGGTAAATTACTTAAAGTACCTGCATCTACAAGCTGTCTAAGTATTGATGTAGCTGATTTAGCTAATCCACCTATCATATGAATTAATCCAAAACCATAAAAACCTAATCCTGGTAGATATTGATAATGAACAAAGTGCATCCTTCTTAACTTAGCAGGATCATCTTCATAATAATTTCTTCTAATGCTTAATATAATGCCAGAAGGATGATCTATTGTTACTACATAGGGCAACGCAATACCTGTATCTTGACCATTAGCATCTTTATCTTCAAACCCTTTAAGGTCTAAATCTACCTGCATTTCTAGTATTGTATGGCGTGTATCATAGTCATAACTCTCTGATTCACCAGTCATCTCATTATATTTCTTAGTAATATCAGATGATGATGGTGTAGCATCAGGTAGCTCTATATCTCTATAAAAACCATTGACTTGCATCTTTCTTATATCATTAGATGACTTCTTCATCACATGAGTAGCTCTTTCACAAGTTTCTAAATCACTTGCACCATAATTAACTACTACATCTTCAGCAGGTACAAATATACCACTTGGTCTATTTAATGTTGGATCAAAGTAAACTTTTCTAAATGCTGAACCTGCAAGTGGTAAAGAAAATAACATCTTTTCTGTTTCACTTCTATATTCAGTCATTTCATGGGTTAAAAGATAATTTAAGTAATCTTGAACTCTTTGACTTTGTTTTTCTTTAGCAGAATCTATTGTACCTACTATCTTAGTTCTTACAGGACCTGCAGCAGGAAATATCTCTGATATAGCTTGAGATTGAAACT